AGCCTACACCTACTTCACATCGAACGTCGGAACGCCTGATGCAACCCCGCTTCCAACCCTCACGCCGCTCACGCCTGGTGGTTGATAGCGATTTGCAGGAGAACTGAATGGCATTTGACATTTTTGGCTATTCGATAAGCCGCACAGGCAAGACTGTCGCCCCCACCGTGAAGAGCGAGGATGTCACCGCATCCGCTTCGTTCGCTCCTCCAGACTATGATGACGGTGCTTTGCCCGTGACTTCAGGTGTCTATTTCTCGTCCTACATGGACTTCGATGGCGGCATAAAGTCCACCAGCGACATGATACGCAAGTATCGGGAAATGGCTCTCTATCCCGAGGTGGAGATGGCTATAGCCGACATCTGCGACGAGGCAATAGTCTACGACAGCAGCAACAATCCCGTAGAGATACTAGTGGACAAGAAGAGGGTTCCACAGAAGATAGCCTCCGAGATAGAGAATGAGTTCTCTGAAGTCCTGAGGTTGCTGAAGTTTCAGGACAAGGGATACGAGATATTCCGCAAGTGGTATACTGACGGAAGGCTCTACTTCCACAAGATAATCGACAAGAACAACCCACAGGCTGGAATGGTGGAGATACGACCAATCGAATCCACCAATATCCGCAAGATCCGCAATGTGCAGAAGAAGAAGGACACGAAGACCAATGCGGATGTGGTTGAGCGGGTGGACGAGTTCTTCGTCTACACCGAGCGAGAGGAAACGGTCACATCCACCGCAGCATACACTCCCGTCACCCCTCTGAAGGGCGTTAGGATTGCCACGGACTCCGTTTGTTATGTCCACAGCGGTCTGTTCGACGCTGGCAAGAAGAGGGTTCTGTCATACATCCACAAGGCTCTCAAGCCCATGAACCAACTGAAGATGATGGAGGACGCGCTCGTCATCTACAGGATGGCAAGAGCGCCAGAGCGAAGAATCTTCTACATCGACACGGGAAACCTCCCCAAGGCAAAGGCAGAGCAGTATCTGAAGGAGGTCATGAACCGCTATCGCAACAAGTTGGTCTACGATGCCTCCACGGGAGAACTCAAGGACGAACGGCGGCACATGACCATGCTTGAGGACTTCTGGCTTCCTAGGCGCGAAGGCGGCAAGGGAACCGAGATCGGAACCCTTCCAGGCGGTCAAAACCTCGGTCAGATGGACGATGTCCTCTACTTCCAGAAGAAACTCTACAAGAGCCTCAATGTCCCGTTCTCAAGGCTAGAGACCGACCAGAACGGCTTCAACATGGGTCGTCAGGCTGAGATCACCCGAGACGAACTCAAGTTCTTCCGCTTCATCGAAAGGTTGCAGAAGAAGTTCTCCGAACTCTTCAGGGAACTACTGAAGACTCAGTTGATCCTCAAGGGAGTCATAACCAAGGACGATTGGGAGATGCTGGAGCCTCTTCTGAGGTTCAACTTCCGCAAGGATTCATACTTCACGGAAGCCAAGGACAACGAGATCATGACCAACAGGCTCAACCTGGTCAACATGGCAGATGCCCACATTGGCAAGTATTTCTCCAAGAAGTACATACAGAAGAACATCCTGAGGATGACCGAGGACGAGATTGAGGATGTCTTCTCCGAGATTCAGGACGAGAAGGCAACGGATCCTCAGTCCGCAGTTCCGACCACCGTATCGACTCAGGTGGCATCCACGCAGATGGTCGGTGATGTACAGATGCAGCAGCAGTTGCAGCAGATGCAGATGCAGCAGGAGATGATGCCGGAAGAGCCAGCGAAGAAGTCCGTCTCTAAGAAGAAGCCGGAATCGAAGAAAGACTAAATATCTGAATCCAAGGAGATACGCATGGGTACATCAAACAACCTCATCAAGGCAATTGTGGACGAAGACTTCGTCTCAGCCAAGGAACTCACGGGAAACCTTCTCTATCGGGCTATTTCCGACCGTCTCGACGATGTCAAGCGCGAGGTCGCAGCCGACCTGTTCAATGGCATGGATGATGCAGTCAATGAGGGCAAGATGTCAGCCAACCGCTATGGTGGCGGAAAGCCATTCGACTGGAGCAAGCCGCATCCCTCCAATGCTCCCAAGAAGGGATCTGCCGCTACTGTTGCGGGAGGCAAGGAGTGGAAACGCCTCAAGGGCAATCAGTCCAAGATCGATGCCAACAAGAACGGCAAGATCGATGCCAATGACTTCAAGATCCTGCGCTCCAAGGGCAAGAAGGGCTGATCCATGCTTCTGATCACGGAACACAAGGAAGAGAACATTCAGACTCTCGTCGAGGACGCTGGCAACGGCAAGAAGAACTACTTCATCCGTGGCATCTTCATGGAGTCCGAGCAGGTCAACAAGAACGGACGAGTCTATCCCTGCTCCATCATGGAGCGAGAGGTTGACCGCTACAACAAGGACTACATCAGGACGAACCGTTCCCTTGGTGAACTTGGGCATCCACAGGGACCAGCCCTGAACCTAGACCGCGTCTCCCACATCATCAAGGAGATGAAGATGAACGGGACGACGGTCTACGGCAAGGCAAAAGTCCTAGACACGCCATACGGCAACATCGTCAAGAACCTGATCGACGAGGGAGTCCGTCTAGGAGTCTCCTCGCGTGGAATGGGATCGCTCAAGCAGGTCAACGGCATCAACGAGGTGCAGGACGACTTCTCCCTTGCCACGGTTGACATCGTAGCCGACCCATCCGCACCCAATGCATTCGTCAACGGCATCATGGAAGGCAAGGAATGGGTCTGGAACAACGGAGTCCTTGCCGAGAAGACCATTGACTCGTACAAGAACAAGATTGAGAAGGCTTCGATCAGGGAACTGGACGAGGCTAAAATGCAGGTCTTTATGGACTTTGTGTCCAAACTCTGACTTTTGATACATAGGGAAGATTACAGGAGAGAATCAAATGCCCAAGCCAGAAGAGTTCTTTGAAGAAGAAGAGATCCTTGAGGACACCGAAGTCGATCCCACCGATGAGGAGGGAGTTGACGACGAAGAGGAACTTGAGGACGAGGACTACTCGGAAGAGGAGTTCGATGAGGACGAGTCCGACGAGTCCGACGAGGGCGATGAGTCCGAGGAAGAACTCTCCGAGGACGATGACTCCGACGAGGACGAAGACTACATCGACGAGGGCGATGAGTCCGAGGAAGAACTCTCCGAGGACGATGACTCCGACGAGGACGAAGACTACATCGACGAGGACGAGGATGACTCGGACCTCGAGGACGATGTCAGCGAGGAGTACGAGGTCGTTTCCACCAGCGACACCGACACCGACTTCGGTGGCGGCAAGATCAAGAAGTGGCAGACCACGGACGGACTCGACGGCAAGAACCGCTCGACCATCGTTCCGAAACTCCCCTTCAAGGGCAAGGCTAAGATCCCCGACAAGTCGGACTTCACCATGAGCGAGCATGTCTCTGCCATGTTCGAGGGAGCCGACCTCACCGACGAATTCAAGACCAAGGCTACGGCAGTCTTCGAGGCTGCTGTCAACGAGCGTTATGATTCGATGGTAGCCCGTCTTGAGGAAGCATACGAGACGGCAGTCGAGGAGAACACAGCCAAGATCCTGGACGAACTCTCCTCGCGTGTCAACGACTACATCTCGTACATCGCGGAAGAGTGGCTCAAGGAGAACCGACTTGTGGCTGAGGCTGGCATCAAGACGGAGATCGCGGAGAACTTCCTCCGTGGCATCCGCGATGTCTTCGCTGAGAACTATGTCCAGGTTCCAGAGGAGAAGATCGACCTCGTCTCCGAGATGTCCGAGGAGAACGAAGTCCTCCGCAACGAGATCAACGAGAGGGCAGCGGAGGCAATCGAACTCCGCAAGGAGATCCTTGCTCTCCGTTGCAACGACATCTTTGAGTCGCACTGCGAAGGTCTAGCCTCCACTCAGGTCGAGAGGCTCCGCACCCTCGCTGAGGGAATCGAGTTCGACAGCGAAGAGTTGTTCGAGCAGAAACTCACGGCACTCAAGGAATCATACTTCGGTGGTTCGCGTCGAGTCAGGAAGCCTGTCTCGGCAAGCACCGACCTGGTCGAGGAGATCGTCCTAGACACGGGTGACGAAGAAGAGAACCTTCAGGAACAAGAAACCACACAGACAAATCCCATCATGGAGAAGTACGCAAGCGTCCTCTCCAAGAAGGGTTTCAAGAACCGCTAACCAACACGGGACATAGATCCCGAACAAAAAGGAGACAGAAATGGGTACATTTTCACTAGTAGAGGAACTGGAGCAGAAGTGGCAGCCCGTGCTCGAGCACGACAGCCTTTCTCCCATCAAGGACAACTACCGCAGGGCAGTCACATCGATCCTGCTTGAAAACGAGGAACAGGCACTCCGCGAGGATGCCGTCAACAATGCAGGTGGTGCAGGTGGTCTTGGATTCGCTAACAGCGGACCAATGGCTGGCTACGACCCCATCCTCATCTCGCTCGTTCGCCGTGCCATGCCTAACCTCATGGCATACGATGTCGCATCGGTTCAGCCGATGACCGCGCCAAACGGACTCATCTTCGCGATGAAGTCCACCTACAACGACCGCACCCTCTCTCAGGGAGCCAATGCGCCTCAAGAAGCGTTCTACCGCGAGGCATACACCCGCTTCTCGGGTTCGACTGCCGTCGCTGACAAGGGTCCGACCGCCGAATTCACGTTCGTCGGTGATCCTCTCTACGGCATCGTCGGTGTCACGGGCAGCGGCGTGTCGGGCATCAGCGGTTGGGAAGCCTACAGCGGAATGTCACGCGAAATCGGTGAAAGACTCGGTGAAGTAGCCAACGGCGACTTCAACACGATGGCATTCACCATCGACCGCTCGACCGTCACGGCTAACACCCGTGCGCTCAAGGCAGAGTACACAATCGAACTCGCTCAGGATCTCAAGGCTATCCACGGTCTTGACGCTGAGACGGAACTCGCGAACATCCTCAGCACGGAAATCCTCGCTGAGATCAACCGCGAAGTCGTGCGTTCGATCTACTCGACAGCCAGACTCGGTGCGCAGCATTCGGATCTCTTCTACCGCGCCGCTGGCGTGACCTACAACTTCGTCACTGGTCTCGGTGGCGCAGGTGTCACCATCGGCGTTGCATCGCCTGGCGGTGTCTACGACCTCATCCGCGACTCGGACGGTCGTTGGTCGGCTGAGAAGTTCCGTGGTCTCATGTTCCAGATTGAGCGCGAGGCAAACACCATCGCGAAGCAGACTCGCCGTGGCAAGGGCAACTTCATCATCTGCTCTGCGGATGTTGCATCGGCTCTCGCAATGGGTGGATTCCTCAACATCAGCCCCGCGCTGAATGTCAACCTCGATGTTGACGACACAGGCAACACCTTCGTCGGAGTCCTCAACGGCAAGATCAAGGTCTATGTCGATCCCTACTCCAGCGTTGGCGATGTCCGCGACACTGGTCAGGCTCGTGACTTCGTCTGCGTCGGATACAAGGGCGGAAGCCCCTACGATGCGGGTCTGTTCTACTGCCCGTACATCCCGCTCCAGATGGTTCGCGCAATCGATCCAAGCACCTTCCAGCCCAAGATCGGGTTCAAGACCCGCTACGGCATGGCAGTCAATCCCTTCAACAACACGCAGAATGTGACCGTTTCGGCTAACTACCGCAACAACATCTACTACCGCGTGTTCCGCGTGGACAACCTCCACGGCGTTCAGGGTGTGACTGGTCAGTAATCTGACCTGAAGGTCTGAGAAACAAGGGTCGGGGGGAGAAATCCCCCCGACTTTCTTTTTACCCATACATAACTGCATGAGCCAATACTCCTTTGAACCAGATCTAGCGAATGCCATCGGTGGAAGCATCAACCCTCTTGGAAGGATGCCGAACACAGAGAATGCGATGCTGGACACGCACTTCAAGTTGACATTCGCAAGGATTCCCAATACGACATTCTGGTGCACCTCCACGAACATACCATCCCTGAGCATCGGAGAGGTGGAGGTCAGGAACAAGTTCCTCTCACTGCATGTTCCTGGATCATCCATCCGAGCGGACAGGCTGAATGTGCGGTTTCAATTGGACGAGAACTTCGCGAACTGGAACGAGATCTACACATGGATGCGTCAGGTGGTTCCCTTCGAGGACTTCTATGAAGTCCTGCGAAACGATGCAAACTACTACTCGGATGCCACCATCCATTGCCTGAACTCAGCAAAGCAGCCGAACATAAGATTCGTGTTCCATAAGTTGTTCCCCGTCTCATTGGAAGGTTTCGACCTGAACACGATGCTGGTGGACACGAACCCCGTGACGATTTCCGCTTCCTTCGCGTATGAATCGTTTTCCCTTGAGGGAATCTCTTGATTCCGTCTGGTTCCGTGATATACTCCCGACATGGACATCGAAACAATCAAGAAGATGGTCGAGAAGGACATGCAGATCGACGATGTCAATCTCGACCTTGAGTCGCTCAAGACTCCCCAACTCCACGGCAAGTACCTGAACATCCTCCACGAGGAGTCCCTGTCCCTCCACAAGAGCATGATGGAGATAAAGGAACTGAGGAGGCTCAAGTGGGAATACTACCTGGGCAAACTGGATCAGGAGACCCTGGACGAGAAGGGATGGCAACCCTTCGGTCTGAAGATCCTGCGCAACGACATAGACATCTACCTTGATTCCGACAAGGATCTCCTCCGCATGGAGGCTAGGATCCACTACCAGAAGGAGAAGGTCAAGTACCTGGAGTCGGTGCTACAGGGGCTTGGACGGCGCGGATGGGACATCAAGTCAGCCATAGAGTGGAAGAAGTTCATGAGCGGAGCATGACCATGAAGACAACGACTGACGGAATACACAGGGTCTACCTGAGGCAAGCCTACATCCATGCACAGGCAAGGAGTCAGGACAGCAGGACTCAGAACGCAGCCCTGATAGTATTCCCCTCCTCAGGCATCATTGCCGCAGAGGCTAACCGCTACCCGTCGATGCGTGAGCCTGAGGGAAAGACCAAGTACGACTACATCGAACACGCTGAGAGGGCAGTCATATACCGATGCGCGTTCAAGGGTCTGACCACCCTCAACACGACGATGTATTGCCCCTTCATAGCCTGTCCCGACTGCGCCAGAGCCATCGTCATGGCTGGCATAAAGTCGGTCGTTGGTCACAAGACCATATGGGATATGGTTCCCGAAAGATGGCAGGAGAAGTGCCGACTTGGCATCGACATCCTTGAGGTGTCTGGAGTCGAAGTCCTGATGTTCGAGGGGAAGGTTCTGAACGAGGGTGAGTTTACCATATCATTCAACGGAGTAAAGATCGATCCATAGTCATACATACTGGCATGGATACATTGGTTCTTGAAGATGTAAACTCGGTGTTCATTCGCGTCCGTTGCGAACGAGGCATCGCCAAGGAACTGAGCGACTGCTTCTCCTTCAAGGTTCCCAACCACAAGTTCATCAATAGATTCCGCAAGTCGCGTTGGAACGGCGACATCCATCTATACAACATCGGCAAGGCTACGATCTACAGGGGTCTGAAAAACTATGTGACCAAGTTCGCAGCAGATCGCGGCTACCGCATAGAGAGCAGCCTGACCCCCGAGACAAAGTTCCCCTTGGCTCCGGAAGAGGTGGATGCCCTGTTCGACCGATGCGTGGGCAAGGCTTCAGGTATCCCCTCCCTGCACGACCATCAGAGGGATGCCGTGGTCAAGGCAACCAATGCGGGAAGAGTCCTTCTCGTATCCCCAACGGGAAGCGGAAAGTCCCTCATCATCTACCTGTTGCTGCGCCATCTCCTCGAGCATGTCGAGGGGAAGGCACTCATCGTGGTTCCCACCATAGGTCTGGTGACGCAGATGGCATCGGACTTCGAGAAGTATGCGGAGGGAACGGGATGGAAGGTGGGAAAGAACTGCCATTCCATCTATGCAGGGCAGGAGAAGGAGACGAACAAGAGGGTGGTCATCACGACATGGCAGTCCATCTTCAAGGAGCCTAGGTCGTACTTCGAGCAGTTCGACATCGTGTTTGGCGACGAATGCCACATGTTCAAGGCAAAGTCCCTGTCAGGCATCATGGAGAAGATGGTCGAGTGCCAGCACAGGATAGGAACCACGGGAACGCTTGACGGCATGCAATGCCACAAGTTGATCATCGAAGGTCTGTTCGGACCATCCTATCATGTGACATCGACCAAGAAACTCATAGACGAGAGCATCCTGTCCCGTCTCAGGATCGACACCATATTGCTTCAGTATCCCGACGAGGAACGACGGTTGATGTCGAAGCATACCTATAGTGACGAGATGCTGTGGCTGATCGCCAATCCAAAGAGGAACAGGTTCATAGTCGATCTGTCGAACAGGCTGAAGGGAAACACGCTGGTGCTCTTTCAGTATGTGGAGAAGCATGGAAAGGTTCTCTTCGACATGCTCTCCAAGGACGGTGACCGAAAGGTGTTCTTCGTCCATGGAGGAACGGAGGCAGAGGATCGCGAGAATGTCAGGACGATACTGGAGAAGAACGATTCGTGCATCGTGGTCGCGTCATACGGGACTTTCAGCACAGGAATCTCAATAAAGAGGCTGCACAACATCGTCTTTGCCTCTCCGACCAAGTCCCGCATCAGGGTGCTTCAGTCGATTGGAAGGCAACTCAGGGTGTCGGAACACAAGGAACTAGCCAGGCTATACGATATTGGAGATGATCTGTCATGGAAATCGAGAAAGAACCACACGCTTCGGCACTTCGCGGAACGAATGAAGATATACAGGTCGGAGAAGTTCGACTTCAGACCCGTGCTAATAAGAACGGAGAATCTCCCATGAAGGAATACATACTGCTCAAGTTGCGGTCTGGCGAGGAGATAGTCGCCAGCATTATGTCCAGGAACCGCAACGGCATGAAGGTCTTCAGACCGATGCAGATACGGCAGATCCCCTTCGTGGATCCCTTCACTGGATCTCTCAAGGCAGCGACTGTCATGGAGAACTGGATCGGAAGGACGGACACCAACGAAGTGACCATCCCCAACAACTGGGTCGGTCTCAAGATGTCTCCTTCGCAGGATGTCATCGATGTCTACGAGAAGCAGATGGTGAAGGAGGACATCCCGTCCACGCAACCAAAGCCACAAGCAGAAGCACCCCCACCCGTCGAACACGCCGAGGACAGCCGACCGTCCAATCCCCTCAAGGAGATAGAGGACGAGATGAGCAGGCTTCTTCTTGAGATGGCAGGAACGACTGGCTCCATGCCTGGATTCTTTCCTCCCATGGTCGAGCCTATGGAGAACTTCCAGGCGGGCAAGGGAGACAAGGAGATGGTCATCGTCAACTTCATGTTCCCTCCCAAGTTGTTCAAGCAGATGATGGAGGAAGGTCTGATCGAGGACTTCCTCATGGCTGGTTCGTTCATGAACGAGAACGGAGACGATTCCAAGGAAGACGACTTCGACGACGACGAAGGCGAATCAAGGAAGGCTTCAAGTCAAATCCGAGAGAACGATGTAGACATCAGGGAGAAGGGCGACGAACCCTATGGAAACAGTTACCGTGACTGGAGTTCCAATCCAAGTGACTATCTCTAAGACACTATAGGAACACTTCTTGATGAAACATGACACACTCAAGTTACCATCCTCGTTTCCGGCTGTCAAGGGCATTGACATCAGAATCAAACACCGGCATGAAGAATGTAAAGTTACCTCTTGCTTTCAGCCGATCATGGTGTAAGATCATCGCGAAAGCAAGGAGACGATGCGAATGGAAGAAACCGACAAGAGCGGACATTACATAGACAACAAGGTCTTCTACGACGAGATGGTGAAGTGGAAGAAGGACATCAGGAAGGCTAAGAAGGAAGGTCTTCCTCCTCCACCCGTGACCGAATACATCGGTCAATGCTTCATATCAATCGCGGAGAGGCTTTCCTACAGACCGAACTTCCTGTCCCATGCGCGGTACAGGGACGAGATGATAGGGGATGGGATAGAGAACTGCCTCATGTATGCCGCGAACTTCGACCCCAAGAAGTCCAAGAATCCCTTTGCCTACTTCACGCAGATCATCTACTATGCCTTCGTGCGCAGGATACAGAAGGAAAAGAAGCAGAACTACATCAAGTTCAAGAGCATAGAGATGGCTCATGTGCATGGGAAGATCCCCAAGTGGCTCAGTCAGGCATTCAACGACCACAACAAGGTGGACGAGTTCTTTCGCTCCCTCTCGCTTTCCGATACGGATCTGGACAACTTCGAGGGGAGAAGGAAGAAGGCTTCCACCAACCCGTCCACGATGAAGCCGATCAAGAGCAGGAAGCCAAAGGGCGAGAAATGAAGATTGCCATCATCACAGACCTTCACCTTGGCAACAAGAACGACAATCCTGTCTTTCTTGATGCCTATCTGTCCTTCTTCGAGACCGTGTTCTTCCCATACCTGAAGCAGCACGGGATCGACACGGTCATCAACATGGGCGACCTGCTCGACCGCAGGAAGTATGTCAACATCAACACCATGTCGAAGGTGAGGACGAGGTTCACCAAGTGGTTCTCCGACAACGGAGTGACCATGCACTGCGTCATCGGCAACCACGACTGCTACTGGAAGAACACCAACTCAGTCAACTCGCTCGTAGAGGTGTTCGGGGAGGACTTCATCATCCATGAGCATCCCAAGGATGTGGTCATCGGCGGAATGGTCTGCGGGTTCGTCCCGTGGATCACGAAGGAGAATGCGGAGGAGGTGGGTCAGTACCTACAGAGCAGCAATGCCGATGTCCTCTTCGGACACTTTGAACTGAACGGATACGAGGTCATCCGTGGCATCAGGCACGAAGGGGGGATGGATGCCTCCGACCTCCACAGGTTCAAGAAGGTCTATTCGGGTCACTTCCACTGCAAGCAGAAGAGCGGCAATGTCGAATACCTAGGCACTCCGTATCAGATGATGTTCTCCGAGGTGGACGAGGTCAAGGGATTCCATGTGCTGGACACGGAGACGGGTTCCCTTGAGTTCGTCGAGAATCCCGTCAGGCTCTACCGCAGGGTCTCATACGACACATCCATGGACACCTTGGGACACGGGAACTTCAACTTCTCAAAATACAGAAACTGCTATGTCCGTCTTGTGGTGACATCCAAGAAGAACCAGGGCAAGTTCGACATGTTCTGCGACAAGTTGTTCGAGGCTGGCATCCATGACCTACAGATCGTGGAGAACTCCTCAGACGATGATACCGATCAGGATGTCGCGATCACCGAGAAAGACCTGTCCAGAAGCACGATGGAACTCATAGACGGGTACATAGACGAACTCAAGATGGATGATGCTGCCGACCTGAAAAGCCTTCTCCGCGAGGTTTATGTCGAGTCCATCTCTTCATAGCCCCTTTCCGCGTTCTGATACATATTGGAACAGAGGGTGCGGAGCATGAAGACACTACAGGAAGACCTACGGGACTGGTTTAGCCCCACCCACCCCAAGGGTGGTTGGAAACGCATAAACTCAAAGGGCGAGGCAATAGGTCCATGCGCAAGGGAGCCTGGAGAGCCAAAGCCAAAGTGCATGTCGAATGCCAAGAGGGCTAGCCTGACCAAGAATCAGAGGGCTTCTGCCGTCCGCACCAAGAGGAAGCACGATCCGAATCCAGAGAGGAAAGGACAGCCCATCATGGTCTCAAATTACGGCAAGGGAAAGATCAGCGAGGAGTATGAGATCGATGCAGCCAACGGACTGATTGAGTCCATGGATCTCCTCCTAGAGAAGAACAAGCCGACAAGCCCCGACCTTTGGGCAGACTGCATCAGACAGGCTAAGGCAAAGTTCGATGTGTATCCATGTGTTCCTTTGGATTCCATGGCTGTGACTCGATTTGGTCCTGCCTATAGAGATGAACTCAAGGTTGGTGATGAGATTCTCACATACAACATCGAAAAGGATAGGTTGGAATGGAAGCCTATCCTCAATCTTCACGATTTTGAAGATGCACCATTGGTTGAGATGAAGAAGCCTACTGGTTTCAAGATTCGTTGCACCCCAAACCACAAGTGGGTTGTACAATATGGCATAGATCGCGGTGAAAAGTTTGTGAAAACGGAACTTTTGGAAACACAAGAGATACTGGCTAGGAAGAACCACAAGAGAATAGTAACTTGTGCTGTCCTAGAAGATACTACTTCGTCGCAGCAACTATCCGAATGGTCTAAGAGAGATCTGTGGACGGAAAGGGTTTTGGGAATGAGCAAGGATCAGCGTGAGGTGTTCCTTGCAAGCGCGATAGTCTATGATGGTCATGATCAGGGTGTCAGCACCAAGATCACAGGAAGACACACTCTAGGGTTTTCACAGAAGAACGAAGATCACTTCTGGTCTGCCATTCTGGCGGCTTACCTCAATGGGTATCATGTCTCATATAGAGATAAGAAGGCTGGCGATTCTGTCGGAATGAGGGGAGCGACTATCATCAGAAACAAGAAGCACCATTCTCTTCAAAATGTCAAGTTCACGCAAGTGGACAACGAAGCAGTTTGGTGTCCAGAGACAGAAAACAATACATGGGTGATGATACAGAATGGGTTCATCACCATTACAGGAAACTCTGCCTATGCCAACGGATGGGCTGCCCAGTGCTACAAGCGCAAGGGCGGCAAGTGGAAGTCCGTCAACGAGGAGAAGAAGGTGTTCTCGGAGTTCCTGAACAAGGACTCCATCCTCCGTCAGATCAAGGAAGGCAAGACCAAGAAGGTCAACAAGCAGAAGTCCCGCGACTGGAAGGACGAGCAGTTCCTCAAGGGGCTTGAGTCAGGCAAGAAGATCTCCGAACTCCTTGGCGGCAGGAAGTTGACCACAGCCGATGGCAAGCCCGTCCGCATGGGCAGGAAGGTCACGGAAGCCGTTGACAAGGAAAGCATGCCCTGCAACAAGCCAAGGGCTTCCACCAGTCCAGGGAAGAAGAAGATGGTGAAGGCATGCGAGGGTGGTCAGGAGAAGATCATCCACTACGGGGCTAAGGGATACGGTCACAACTATTCTCCTGCCGCAAGGAAGTCGTTCCGCGCCCGCCACTCCTGTGAAGAGAAGAAGACCAAGTTGGGTGCGCAGCATTGGGCTTGCAAAGACCTCTGGGCTGGCAAGGGTGGTTCCACGAAGTCCTGTCCTGAAGGCAGGAAGTGCAAGTATTGATCCCGAGGAAAACCGATGGCACTTGAGACCAGGGACTTCCGCATAGAGCAGGGGACGCATTTCATCCTTCAGTTCGACCTGACTGAAGACGGCGGCAACTCCCTTGGCACGGTGGTCAACGATGCCATAGGCTCGTATTCGTTCGCCATGAACTGCCGCAGGAGCAAGCACAGCGGCTCCACCTTGTCACTGGTGAACATCTCCGGCGTGACGATGCTGGGAACTGGCGCGGGTGCGGACGATGGAACCACAGCCGATGGCTTCTATGTCTTTCAGTCTCTTCCTGGGCGGGTCATGTTCGTCATGAGCGATGCCACCACATCCTTGCTCAAGCACGGGATGCTCCTTGACTACGAGATAGAGGTCAGGGACTACAAGGGATCGACCTACGAGGCTACCAAGATAATGGTCGGCAAGATAACCCCCATAGCGGATGGAGAGTGACCTGTGGCAAGCATGAACGCAGACTACCATCTCGACCAGGGTTCCACCTTCGTCCTTGAGTTCAAGGTCTATGATGACGACCTACAGCCGATCCCCCTTGCCAACCTGATCGGAGGCACGGGATCGACCTACGAGTTGGGCGACTACAGGTTCCGCATGAAGGCATGGAGGACGAAATACAGGTCTTCCCTCATCTACTCATGCGGTGTCACCCAGAACTTCGTCCTTCAGACAGGAACGACCCACGAAATGATTCGGGATGGATTCTTCGTCGTTGGCGGGAACACGGGATTCGTCCGCTTGGTCATTCCATGGGAATCATCCGCTTCCTTCAAGGCGGGGATAAACTTCTACAAGGTGGAGATGCTCAAGATGGTGGCTGGTGGAGAGATAGTCTCAAAGATACTGACGGGAAAACTAGACATAGATGCGGAGACGACCCGATGAAGGTGAAGAACATCAGGCTTCTGAACAACTACAAGGTGAAACTGGTCAACAGCAGACTTTCCGGAATCGACAAGCCGCGATCCACCATCAGGGAGCCTGGAACCAGGGAAGCAATCATTCCGACACCTCCCAAGCCGAATGTCGCTTGACATCGGTCGTTTTTGCTGTATCATCCTCCTATGAACATCTTCGTGGTCAACCGCCATCCAATCACTGCCGCCAGAGATCTGTGCGACAAGCACTGCGTCAAGATGATCCTTGAGACGGCTCAGTTGCTGTGCGCTGCCCATCCCAAGGGAACCGCTCCCTACAAGCAGACCCACATGAAGCATCCATGCACCATATGGACTTCGGCAAGCCTACAGAACTACATCTGGCTCTATAGGCATGGGATTGCCCTTGAGTACGAATACGAGAGACGCTACGGACGAACTCACAAGAGCATGGAAGTCCTTGTCTGGTGCGGCATCAACTTGCCTTCCTTGCCCGACATCGGTCTGACCCCGTTCGCACAGGCAATGCCCGAGCAGTACAAGGACGCAGATCCCGTGGTTGCGTACAGAAGGTACTACCTCGGTGACAAGAGCAGGATAGCCAAATGGAACCACTCCGATGTCCCCGAATGGTACGCTACCAAGAATCCAATGCTTGGTCTGGAAGTCATGGCATAGATAGGTCGGAGTGACGGATGCTGATATTCAAGACGATCCGATTCAAGAACTTCCTTTCATACGGAAACTACTTCACGCAGATCTCCCTAGACAGGACGGAGATGACCCTCATCTGCGGGGAGAACGGGGCAGGAAAGACCACTTTCCTTGATGCCTTGTGCTTTTGCCTCTTCGGCAAGCCGTACCGCAACATCAACATACCTCAGTTGCCCAACAGCATCAACGGCAAGGACTGCCTTGTCGAGTGCGAGTTCTCCATTGGCTCCAACGACTACCTGATACGCAGGGGACTCAATCCCAAGGTCTTTGAGATACACAAGAACGGGACTCTCATCGACCAGGATTCCACGACCAAGGACTATCAGAGGATGCTAGAGGAGCAGATCCTCAGGATGTCCTTCAAGACATTCTGTCAGGTGGTGATCCTTGGATCCACCAACTACATTCCATTCATGCGGCTACCTGCGGCAGACCGAAGGGCTATAGTCGAGTCCCTGCTGGACATCGGCGTGTTCTCTGCCATGAACCTCATCCTGAAGAACAGGGTCTCCGCGAACAGGGAGGACATCAGGAACTGCGAGACGACTATCTCCATCATCGGCAGCAAGATGGAGACACAGAGGAAATACATCGCCCTTCTGGAGGAGAAGAGCCGCTCCTCGCTGGACGAACTTCAGGTGGAAATCTCATCGACCGAGGAGAACAGGAAGTCCCTCGATGCTGCCGTCAGGAAGGGCGGCAACATCCTCCACAGGATAAACGAGAGACGGGACATCAAGCGAAAGAAAGACCAGTCGATCACGGACATGCGCAAACTGGAAGCGTCTCTCGTCAAGAAGAAGACTTCAGTCGAGAAGGAGATCTCGAACCTGTCTTCGGGTGGCAGCATGTGTCCTTCCTGCGGCAAGCCGTTGGACAAGGATCATCTGGACAAGGAGATTTCCCACAGAATCTCCAAGATAGAGCAGATAGACTCCGCTCTGTCCGACATCGGAACCAGGATATCAAGGGAAGAGGCATTCATCCAAGACAACAATCTTCTTGGCGTGGATGCGGAGTTTGCGAAGATGACCGATGTGATGAACGAGCACAGGAACAAACTCTCGGTGGCTGAGAAGATGCTCGACAGGCTGCGGGCGGATGCGGATAAGATACGCAAGTCGCGTGATTCCATGCAGCAGGAGCAGGATGCCTTGGATGCGCTTGAGGGTGAGATGCTTGCCATGGAAAACGAGTTGGCAGCGAAGCAGAAGGAGCAGGGCATCCTTTCCAATGCACAGGTGGTGCTGAAGGACACGGGCATCAAGACGAAGGTGATCCGCCACTACCTTCCCGTCATGAACAAAATGATAAACCACTACCTGTCCTCCATGGACTTCTTCGTGCAGTTCAACCTAGACGAGAACTTCGAGGAGACCATCAAGTCGAGGCACAGGGACGAGTTCACCTATTCCTCCTTCAGCGAGGGAGAGAAGATGCGCATCGACCTCTCCCTCCTTCTTGCATGGAGAGAGGTTGCACGATTGAAGAACAGCACGAACTGCAACCTTCTTGTCCTTGACGAGGTGTTCGACTCAAGTCTGGATGGAACGGGAATGGACGAGTTCATGAAGTTGCTGAAGGGACTTGGTTCCCGCTGCAACATCTTCGTGATATCGCACAAGAGCGATCAGTTGATAGACAAGTTCCAGGAAGTCCTCACCTTCAAGAAGAAGAACAACTTCTCCAGGATGATGTCGTGATGGACAGGAGCAGATACCTCAAGGGGATATTTCAGAAGGCATGGCAGGTGGCAGATGCCTATGCTTCCAGGGGGTTCCTTGGGACGAGGGTGGAGAAGGAGATCCGCGAGATACGGGACATATCGTGCCATGGATCGGAGGAACTCAGCATACCTCCATGCCCCGCAAGAAGGATCAGCGATAAGTTTCAGAAGTCATACATCTGCGACGACTGCAACTGCGGGGACTTCCGCGACACGCAACTGGTGAATCTGGATGAAAAGCACTACTCCAAACTAGACTACCCACGGGCATATTGTCCAAGGGAGATGCCTGGGTTCAGCAACTATGTTCCTCTAAAGATTTACGGAGAAGACATGAGAAAGCACTTGATCGAAGAGACATTCGGTGTAGACTACCTCTCTGACGCAGAGGAGGATGAGAAGTGAGCAGGGACTGGCACGACTCCGACTTCGACGGCTTCGACCGAAGGAAGATATCCCCCAACGGGAGGAAGCAGGAGAGGCAGAAGAGACGGCATGAGACCAAGCACCACCTGAGGGATCTCAAGGACATGCTGAATGGTGGAGAAGATATCTATGACGCGATTGACGATCTTGACGATGAGGAGAAAACGAAATGAAGATTAGCAAGAAGACATTCGACATCCTGAAGAACTTTTCGGGCATCCGCTCGTCCATCTATGTGGACGCGGGCAACACCATACGCACAATGTCCAATGCCAGGAACATCGTGGCAGAGGTCAAGGTGGACGAGGACTTCCCGAAGCCGTTTGCCATCTTCGATCTCGGCAAGTTCATTGCCACCACAAGCCTGTTCACGGATCCCGACTACTCCTTCGACGACAAGTTCGTCTCCTTGGACTCCAAGGGAAGCGCGGTCGAGTATTACTATGCGGAGGAGAAACTGGTCGAGAAGGCTAAGTCGATCAGCCGAATGCCAGACATCGTGGCTGAGTTCCCTCTCTCATCCACGGAGATATCGGAGATTCAGAAGGCAGCGTCAGTCCTCCAACTGGACGCGCTCTGCATCAGAAACAAGAAGTCGGGAATCGAAATCGTCGCGTTCGACCGAAAGGTCGGTCTCGATAGTTCCAGCAACCGCTACAGCAAGACCATTGATCCCAACACGGGAAACGAGAAGTTCTCCGCGTTCATCGACATCGATCTCCTGAAGATGATTCCCGACGACTATGTGGTGCAGATCGGGATCGGTCAGATATCCGTGGCAAAGTTCACGGGAACCAAGAACGGCGTTTCATACTGGATCGCATTGCGCCCCGAGACATCCAAGTCCTGAAAGGAACCATACGATGCTGCTCTCAGCAGACGAATACCTGTGGTGTGAGAAATACAGACCCCGCCGAATAGCGGACTGCGTCCTTCCTCAGTCCATTCAGGAGACATTCGATGCCATGATACGGGAGGGTCAGGTTCAGAACCTCCTTCTCTGCGGTGGTCCTGGCGTGGGAAAGACCACGGTTGCCAAGGCTCTGTGCGACGAGATGGGATGCGACTGGATCCTCATCAACTGCTCCGAGGACGGAAACATCGACACCTTGCGGACGAGGATCCGCGAGTTCGCGAGTTCCGTTTCGTTCAGCGGCGGGAACAAGGTGGTGATCCTTGACGAGTTCGACTACTCCAATCCGCAGTCCATGCAGCCAGCACTCCGTGGCTTCATGGAGGAGTTCTCCAAGAACTGCCGCTTCATCCTCACCTGCAACTACAAGAACCGCATCATCCAGCCTCTGCACTCCCGATGCACGGTGATCGACTTCCGCATTCCCGCTGCGGAGAAGCCGATCATGGCAAAGCGCATGCACAAGCGGATATGCTCCATCCTTGAGGCTGAGGACATAGAGTATGACAACAAGGTGGTGGCAGAACTCGTCATGCGCAGGTTCCCTGACTTCAGGCGAACCATCAACGACCTTCAGAAGTATGCCTTGGGTGGCAAGGTGGATGTCGGCATCCTTGGAACCACATCCTCGGAGAAGGTGAACGACCTCATCGGCTTCATGAAGAAGAGGGAGTTCGGCAACATCCGAAAGTGGGTGGCAAGCAACATCGACAACGACCATGTCGGTATGTTCCGTTCTATCTACGACTGCATCTACGATGTCCTTGAGCCGCAGTCGATCCCACAGGCTATCCTGACCTTGGCAGACTACCAGTACAAGGCTGCGTTCGCTGCGGATCAGGAGATCAACACGATGGCTTGCATCAGCGAACTGATGGTTTCGTGCGAGTTCAAGAAATGAGGAATACATTCCTGACGAGATAGACGAAATGCTTCGGTCTGAGGGTATATTTCAGCAACACAAAGCGAAGAACGAGGATGCTTCCTCGAGGAGGTGCAGTCATGACCGAGAATCAACGGGCGATCATTGAGGTAGGCTGCGAGATGATGGAGTCTCGTGTGGGGTCGCTGAAGTTGGGTCCAGAGTTCGTCGAGGAGTTTGCAGCGGCGATCCGTGCGGCTCTTGCCGAGCGCGACGAGGCAATCGCCGACCGCGACGAGGCGCGGCGGGAGTACTGCGAGGCGCGGGCAGATCTTCTGTCTAAGCCGACCTCGCCAGAGGTAATCGCTGCTAATCGCGGCTGGGACTGCTTCGCGAAGGAGGGGCGATGAGCGGCGAACGCACGCTGGAGGAGCAGTGCTATGGCGAGTGTTGGGCGGCGAAAGAACGAATCGCGGAACTGAATGCGAGCCTTGCGGAGGCATGGCTGACCAACGCCACGCTCCGCGCCGACCTCGCCCGCGTGACCGCCGAGCGCGACGAGGCGCGGCGGCTTCTGAAGTCTGTTGTCGATGTAGTGCAGGAAAGTATGCTCCCCACACAGCCTGTCCCAAATCATATTTGTGGCTATGCCCTGAGACCTGACATTGGTGTTTGCAAGGTGTGTGAGGACTTTACGGATGCTCTTGCAATGATCTACCCAGATGAGTTCAAGGAGGAGCAGCGATGAGCGGCTGGCACTGCTTCAAGAAGGAGGAAAAGCGATGAAGTTCAGGAAAAAGCCAGTCGTAGTTGAAGCCGTTCAATGGAACGCGACCCAGGTTTCGTTTGATGCGATCATGGCAATGGGTTTGACCAAATGGAAGCCAGGCAGCATGCGCGGCGACACATTCACGATTGAAACCTTAGAAGGCGATCATCTCGTCAGCAAGGGAGACTGGGTCATTCGCGGGGTGGCTGGTGAGTTCTACCCGTGCAAGCCAGACATCTTCGCACAGACATATGACCTAGCCGAGGATAAGCCGTGAACGACCCAAACGACATTGTGACGAGGCTGCGGATGCGTCCAACCATCGTTCGCAAAGACCAGTTCGGCTCTTTGGAAACCGACCGCGCCGCAACCAAGTTGTTCGATGATGTCCATGCGCTCATGCGTGAAGCCGCCGACGAGATCACCCGCCTCCGCGCCGACCTCGCCGCGCTC